TTATGCCATTGAGTTTATCCTTATTGATGCCTTTACAAACGCTAATGCACGAACCTTCGAAATGTGAACCTCTTTATCGCTATGGTGCTGATTGTGGCTCACAAGCTTTATATGTCCGGGCTTTTCGCTCTTTTGGATGTACTTCACTGTAATGTACTCTTCACCCTCCAAATCGACAGAAACCAGGTACATTTCGCCCCAAAATATATTATTCTCGATATCGTTAATCTTCTTATATAGAACTATATCACCACTTTTAAGCAGTGGATACATGCTATCTCCAGTGACATGTATTGCGCCGTCGCATTTAGGCAGATTAGGTATTGTAATAAAGTCAATAGGCTTTGCGCTTGCAGTATCGCTAAACAGCGGAACAATACCAGCAGTAGCCTCTACGTCGAACAAAGGTATGCGTTGTCGCTCCAACTTATAGTCGGACTGTAGATGGTAGGTTTGCATGTCATCCTGGAACAACTCATGTATATTACCCTTATCAAAAGAGTAATCTTTTTTTAACTTTTCGTTTTCGTCAAAAATGTTACTGTTTTTGTTACGGTTTTCAACCGTAACAATTTCCGTACTTTTCGTTTTTAATTCGCCAAAATCAGAAGTAACAATTTCTATACTTTTCGAATTTTCAATATCAGTGTGAATTAAATCCTCATACGAAATGTGAAAATACTCCACAATCTTCGTTAGTGCAGTTATTTTTGGCTCCGATCCACGCTCGTAAGAGGCTATATTATCCCTCGATAGGCCGAATTTATTGCCAAACTCAGTCTGATTAAGACCGCACAACAATCTGAGGTACTTTAAATTAGTGCTTATTTGGTTTTTCATGTGAAATTAATTCACGTTTTTATTTGTGTTTGTGAAGCAAATACACAATATTTGTATCTATAAACGTGAACCGAAGATATGGCAGATTTTAACAAAAAGCAAATTGAGACACTGAGAGGAAGTTTTAAAAAAATAGCCGAATCAGTTGGGTGCACGCGTGAATATGTTTCTCAAATCATTCACGGCAAGCGAAAGCTAAAGCGAAAATCTCCTTTAGCAATGAAGGTGATCAAAAAGGCGAATGAGCTATTGACCATCCTTGAGCCTAAAAACTAGAATGACTGAAGCAAACGCTTAACCAATTTCCCCGATGATGATTTTTCAACCAGGCGACATATTAGCACGATCAGAGCAAGGAGGAACAACCGTATGGGTAAACCATCGGTTGCTCCTTGACTTTTGCCACATGAGCGAGAACCACCTTCGTAAGGTGCGATCAGAATATAAATCATCATTGCCGCCATCACAGCAAAAATTCGACATTCTACCGGATAGCGGCAGCTCCTGGCGATGGTCGAAGCAAAATGGATTTTTCTACTATGCTGTGAATCGCATACCAAACCGAGCTCCGAAATTTTACCGCGACCAACTGCCATCCGATAGCGATCTGTTAAAGGCGATGCGTGAACTCGACATAAAGTCAAAATCAGACCTTTCAGATCGAATTAAAAAAGACATACAGGCCCGCGTTGCCGATTTTTTCAGTAACGACGATATAACTTACTTCTGTTACTCGTCGGAGCCAACATTTAACCAGGATAAAGCCAAACAGCTGGCCGAGGCAAAAGCTTGGTGCGATATGATCTCGGTTTACACCGAGGGAGGCCGCTTTAAGCGCTTCGGGCTTAAGCGGAAAGAAGATTTCTACAATGTATGCACGGAGATAATTCAGGGCAAGGAGCTTGAAGGTTTACGCATAAACACGGTTAAATCACTGCGCAAAAAAATAAGCCTTTATCCGGCTGTTGGCGACGATCGTCAGCGCAACTACTTCATATCTGGCAAGTATGGCAACGACAACCGACGCAAGGTTGGCAAGTTCAAGCTGGTTGATACGGTAACCGGCGAGGAGCTTCCTTTCGATATCCACGAGGCCATCATGTTCAATTTGTACATGAATCCGGGTAACCCGCAAAAAGAAGATTTACTGCCGCTTTGGGAAGAGTACAAAGAAGATTTAGCCGAATTTTCAACCGACGAACCAATGGCCTACCGCACATTTACGCAGTATTGCAGCCGGTTCGACACCCAGCTGCGCACAGCTAAAGCTCGCCACGGTGAGGACTACTATAATAAGCAATTCCTGACCTACGTTCCGAGCGAACACCTGAAGTATGCACACTCGCTGTTTGCTGCCGATGGTTCGGCAACGGTAGCCTATAAATACTACGACAAGGACGGCACTTGCCGACGAATGAACCTTTATGTGATCCTGATTAGTGATGTGGCTAGCCGCTATATCGCCGGTTGGGCTCCTGCAAAAGAAGGGTTACACAACGAAACACCACGCATGACCGAGCAGGCCGTTAAAATGGCCATCGAGTCGGGTGGTTATCAAACCATGTTTGAAGTTGTAACCGATAATCACGGGGCATTTACAAGCGAAGAAAGCAAGGATCTGCTATCGTCAATCTTTAACAAGGTACGCACAATTAGGGCGCACAACTCGCAGGCCAACCCTGCCGAGACCCAGTTCCGTCTCTTTAAAAAGACGCTTAAACGCTTTAATAACTTTCTGCGTACATCGTGGATTGCCGGAATTGACAATCAGGCCAACCCCGATTTCATCCCCAACAACGAAGTATTGCCAACTTACGAGGAAGCCGTGCTGCAAATGGCGCGCATTATTGCCGATTTCAACAATAAGAAGATGCGCGACGGCTCTACGCCTGCTCAACGCTTCGAAATGAAACACCCCGACTGCAAACCAATGGACGATCGTCAGCTGCGTAGTGTGTTTGCCTACCGTACAGCGGTTGAGATAACCCGAATGCGTGGCTTTGTGGAAGTTTGGAAGGCTGATCAGCTGTATAAATTCGAGATCCCGGAATACTTCACCGGAATGGCCGAGAAAATTGCAAAAGCTACCGGCTATAAGCCCGATGCAAAGCTTTCGGTTGTCTGGGACTACGAAGCAGCCGACCTGTACACGCTCGAAGGAAAGTATTTGTGCACTTGCAAAGTGGCCCAAAAGGCCGTTCAATCGCATGCCGAAAGTAACGAGCATACCGACTATGCCATCGGGCACCATCAAAAGCGCCAGCGCATACAGCTGGAGCAAGCCGACGATTTTGAGCAAAAAGCGAGCCAAACAGCCGATCTGTTGAATGCCGGTTTGCTCGACTCCTACAACATTGCTGTAACCGATAAGAATTACAGCAAGGAAAGCTATAACGCCGAAATGGAATCGGGGATGAATCAGAATAGCCCGGTAAGCGTGAACGTGAAAAATGAATTTGAAAATGAAAATAACAGCAGCCGCAACCGGAAAGATTTTGACGGATACGACCCGGAGGCAGCCGCTATTGATAATCTCTAATTGCAAAACTATGATTTTTACATTAACCGAAAAAGAAACAATTGGTAAACGCCTGGTCGAACGGCAAGAGACCAGCGGATTAAGCCAGGCAGCTTTTGCCAGAGCAAATGAGATGAGCCCGGCCGATATGTCGAACATCCGCGGCGAAAAATGGAAAGAACAGCCCCATCTGGTTGGCGACATGAAGTGGATCAAGTTTGCCCGCCTCGTTGATTTCACCCGCAAGGCTGAATTAGAATGGAAAACGGCTCAAACGAATGTTAAACGCCAAATCGATGCCCAGTTAAATGCTTGCAAGAACTACTCGTTCACTGCAATTCTGTGCGACGATGCAGGCGTTGGCAAAACCTACGCTTGCAAGGCGTTTGCAGCAACAAACCCACATGTTTATTACATCGACTGCTCGAACTGCCGCACCCGCATCCGCTTTGTTCGTGCTATTGCCCGCGCTGTTGGCATCAACGCCGATGGAAAGATCGACGATCTTTTCGAGAGCGCCATGTATGTGCTTGGGCTGATCGATCGCCCGCTATTAATACTGGACGAGGCCGGAGACCTCGAGGATAAAGCATTTTTGGAGCTAAAGCGCATGTACAACAACCTCGAAGGCCAATGCGGCTTTTATCTGGTTGGTGCAGATGGTCTGAAAAAGAAGATTGAACGTGGCGAAGCTGTTCGTAAAGTTGGTTTTACCGAGGTTTTCAGCCGCTTCGGCAAGAAGTTCACCAAAATAGTACCTGTTGAACCCGAAGAGCGGCGGCAGTTTTTGATTGAAATGGCGCATTCACTACTCGATGCCAATGGCATAAGCGACCGCAATTCGCGCCAGGATATTATCCGCACAATTTGCCTGAACGGATTGAAAGACCTCCGCACGGTCAAGCGCGAAGTCATTAAGATCCGAATCAAAAAGGAGGCCTGCTAATGGACCAGCCGGTTAAAATAAAAGTCGTGTGGAATAGCCGAATCGATGGTATGTGTTCAGCTTTGGCCGAGGAAGCTAAAGCCGGCTATGCCATTGGCGATATCGTTGCCGTTATTCTGCCGCTAAAGGCTCCTATGCCAACCGAAATGTATGTCTTACCAAAACACGAACACCATGACACGATTTAACGAAATACTAGACAAGTCAAAGACCGTACAGCGGTTTGCTCAGCTCGAAAATATGAGCAGCGATGAGCTTTACGAATATACATTTGAGTGCTTTTGTAGCTATATGGACATGTTTAAGGAGCGTTTAACATTCGGCTCGCAAACAAACAAAATGATTGCCGCTTACGGTAAAATTCAAGCATTCAAAGTGCTTACACCTTCCGAATTGATCAGCATCATGTTTACATCAGCTCATATGCAGCTTTGGTTTGCCTATCGCTTTTGGGCTGAGGCCGACAAGCAAGTTGTTCGTCAGTGTGTCGATCGAGAAGAGCTATTTCTGACACTCACTTTTATGGGTGCCATTCCAAAAACTAACCTAATGGAGGAGATTATAAATGAGTATGAAAACGGAGCAATCTGCATCCCTAACGTCAAGACGTTCGGATTTAGAGCAGAAACAAGAGCAGCTGATCAGCCAGCTTAATGCCGGCTTTGACCCCGAAATATGGCGAAAATACAGCTTAGTAAACTATAAGCTCGAAGTTATTAACAACCGCATAAACGGGAAATTTACCGACCCGTCAGCGGGCCTTGAATTTTTAAAAGATGATACTACGCACACACATAACCGATAACGAACTGAAAGCATTCTTCGAGAGTGCCGGCTACATCTGCACGATTATCAACAAACCGATTTTTCACAAGCGCACACATGGCTTTGAAGAGGAGGACGAACAGCCGGTTTTGCACGTGCAAACAGCAGGAGGCGCTATTCCTGCCGAGGATTTAATGAACGAATATGTAAAAGTAACCATTCTGCGCCCTGTATCCGAAACAAGCGTGAACATCGACCAGGCAGCCAGAAACCTAAAACGAAAATAGGAGAATTGAACATGGGATATACAGAGCAAGATTTAAAGGAAATAAAAGAGCTTGAGTCGAAAGGGCTGCAAGTTACCCCAGCTGAATTGAGCAAAAACGAATACGGTGGACAAACAACCCGCCCTATCAAGTACGCACAGCCCAAACGCCACCGCAACGACCCGTGCAGCTGCGGCAGTGGCCGTAAGTTTAAACACTGCTGCGAACCGAAGCTCGACGATGGTAAACGACGTCGCTATTATGCATCGAAAAAACAATAACATTCAAAAATTCAATACAATGGAAACACAAGCAACACAAGCCGCCTCGGCAATCAACATTAGTGAGTTAACACCCGAACAACGCCGCCAGCTGATGGCCGATCTCGAAGCCGAAGAGCAAGCCAAAAAAGCAGCCGAGCAAAAGCTAAAGGAAGACTATGCAGCACTGAAAAATGACCAGGTAAACGAAACATTTGGTCGCCTACGGATGCTCGAAATAGGCATTAAGGCTGAGAAAACCGACATCTACGAGCAGTTTCAAACACTTATGGCGATGAAGATGGAGATCTTCGGCTTAACCGATGCCGATATCGAGATGCAACAGTCGCACACGTTTACTAACGATGCCGGAACTCACTCAATCATTCTCGGCTCAAACGTCATCGACGGCTGGACCGATGAGGTTGGCATTGGTATCGACGCGGTTAACAAGTGGATCGATGCAAAAATCACCGACCCTAAAGCTCATGGACTTCTTAAAGCCATGCTAAAGCCCAATAAGGACGGCGTACTGCAAGCCAACCGGGTGCTCGATATGGCGAAGGAAGCCCGCAAAATTGGAGACAAAGAACTAATCGAATGGGTGGTATTCATCCAAGACCAGTGGCGCCCAGTTAAAACATCAACTTATGTGAAGGCCAAGTGGCGCGATACCAATAATAAATGGCAATGGCTGGCTCTTAGCATGAGTGCTGTTTAAAATAGGTAGTCTCGAAAAACGAATCCTGGACGGTCTTATCGGGCGGTTCGACTCCGCCCGCAGGGACAATGGCAATAATGCCTGTAATTTAAATTTAAGTGTTATGCAAACATGGTTCGAATGTAAAGTTAAGTACGTCAAAATTAACCAGGACGGACGCGAAACAAAGGTAACAGAGAGCTACCTTATTGATGCTGTTAGTTATACCGATGCGGAGGCTCGTATAGTTAAGGAACTACAGCAGATGATTCGCGGTAGTTTCGAGATCGAAAAGATCACCAAATCAAACATCATTGAAATTTTACCGGCCGAGGATGGCGAATTCTGGTATAAGGCCCGCATCGCGATTGTAACCATCGACGCTAAAGCCGGAAAAGAGAAGAAAGTAAACAACTACTTTCTGGTGGCTGCCGACGATTTCAAGGAGGCCTTTCAACGTTTGGAAAAAGGACTTTCCTATATTCTGGTTCCTTACAACACAACATCGCTGGCATTGTCGCCAATTGTCGACGTATTTCCATACTTCGAAAGTAAAGAGTCATGAATGAGTTCATCGAAAAAGTAGCACGAATGAGAAGGATGCAAAATAAGTACTTCTCAACAAAAGAGCGGCATTACCTGGTTGCTTCAAAAGAAGCTGAACGAGAGGTTGACGATGAGCTTAAAAAGTTGGGTAAAACAGTAGTAAGCGCCGAAGATCGGCAGGAACAACAACGATTATTCTAATTATGGCTGATGTTTATAGATATAAAGAAAATGTGCTCGACTGCTATGCTTACGGCATGGAGTATATCGGGTTCGAAAATGGACAGGAGCGCGATATAAAAAAAGATCCGCTTAAGGTATTTGGTCACACCATAATGCCTGGATCTAAAATAACGGCACTGGACTCTGGTTCCGATAGAACATCATTCAAGATTGATGATACTTATATCGTATTTGCCGGGCTTTACGATGGTCATGCTCTTTTTGAAATCGAAGAAGAAACAGCGGAAGTGGTACAAGGGAGTTTATTCGACGAACCAAAGCCACCGAAGTGGTTTCTAGCAATGGCTTACGTGAGCGAAACAGCTGGGCTATTAATGTTCTCTCAACCTGGAGCCTGTTACGATATCAGGCCATTGAATGTAGTTTACACCGATAATAAGCAATAACCTGGACGGTCTTATCGGGCGGTTCGACTCCGCCCGCAGGGACAAACGGCGAGTTTCGCAAAGCGATTAAACGATTCTTAAACGCAGAAAACCAATAATTTAAATTTTAAAGCATGATAATACCATTTAGCGTAACATTTCCAAGCGGACAGCCGACAGACTTTGTCGGAAAGATATGGGCAGGGCTATTGAATGACGATGATTTTGTGATAAATAACCGTGATCGCGCTGCATTTTTAGAAGGATGTCAGAACAGAAATCTAATCTACGATGATGTGCTAAGTTTTGACGAATACCGGCTTCTGTACAAGCCAAAGCGTCATACAATACGAATAGATAAGCCAGAACGCTGGCATGTTGGTTCAAAGATTCATATGGTTGTTTTTAATCGGTCAAAAAAAGTATTTCAATTTGCGCCTGTTTTAGAATGCAAGTGCGTACAGGATATTTTTATTACGAATATTCAAGGTCGTTTTGAGATTAGTATTGATGACAAATACCAGTATAACATTGATGCACTTGCTAAAAATGATGGATTTGACGCTGCCGATCACATGAGGCAATTCTTCTTCCCTAAAAATAGTAAGTGCGATGAATTTAAAGGGAAAATAATTCACTGGACTGACTTAAAATACTGAAACAATGGACACAAAACACCGCAAATTAATGACGCTGCTGACCAAGCTAGGCATGGATAAAGACCAGCGGCACGAGCTTATTTACAGCTGGACAGGCGGGCGCACCTCGTCGAGTAAGGAGCTTTACAGCGACGAAATGGCGAACCTGATCTGGAAGCTGGAGAATGACTTCAATTTTAAAACGAACCTGAACCCGTTGATGGAGGTTGAACGCCGCAACAAGCGCAGCCAGGTGCTGGCCATTGCTCAACGTTGCGGCATCCACGAGGGCACGAGCTTCGAGAAGTTTAACAGCTTCATGCTGAACCGGAGCATCCTTAAAAAGGAGCTCCACAAATACAGCCTGCTCGAGCTCGACGATCTCATTAAGCAGTTCCGCGGTCTCGAACAGAACTACCGCTCCAGTGCATCGCATGCCGGCACAAAGGCCTACAACCGCGAGCGCGGGTTTAACGATCTAAGTAGTAATTAATGACCGTTAAACCGAAGACTATGAATCATTATGATGGTTACTTAAAAGCACAGAAGCTGCGAACAACATTTGCAATAGCGCTAAATAGGAATGGATCGCCAAAGGAGCCAATTTCTGAACAAGAATGTGTCCGTTGGCTTCAAAGCAATGCCGAACTACTCGAAAGAGATTCCATTCTATTTCAGACCAGGGTTGTTCCTGATGGTAGAACGTGGGTTATGCTCGGAGAGATACACCATTCTACCACGCAAAAGCGAAAATGCCAGTTTTGCGGCGAGCAATTTGCGGCGAGCTACGAACGCGAAGTATTATGCTCTAATTGCCGGGTTCATTGGTTGGGAGAGCGGCACCACGTTTGGAAGGCCGATAATAAGTTTCGTTTAGAAAAACAATATCCACGAAAGTCCTATAATATTACTAAAAAAGAGCAACTAACACTGTTTTAGGCAGAATTCTATTTTGATAATTAATTTTTGAAACTCTAAATTTGAAATTGTAATTATGGCATACAACCGGAAAAATATACTGCTTCGAATACTCGATATCCAGAAGATTTACAAGGATAACAGCAAGCACCACAAGGGCGGATGCACCGACAGGTACATTTACCGTGAGCTTGTTTTTCCGGTGTATCGCATCAGCGAGCGTACCTTTTACGAGTACCTGGGCACCAATGCCAAAAAAGAGTACAACGACTTGCTGGACAATGAAAAGAAGCAACTGACGTTATTTAACGAATAATAACCCAAAATCTTATAACATGAAAAAAGCAATATTATTAATCACCTTTAACATGGTCGTGTCGCTCGCATTTTCTCAACATATATATAAAGGCCTGGAGTACGGAATGACCGCCCAGGAAGCAAAAAAAGAGTTCAGATCAAATAAAGCGGAATATGATGCCGTCGATTTTGGGAACGGCTTTGTGTGGCGATTATTTCATCAGAATTTTATCTACGACAATGGCGGCTTGGTCGGCGTGCTATTTCAGCCCAAAGGCGCACTGATGGGCCTTACGCATTCCGGAACGACTTCTTATCTCGAATTTTCGCGTGCATTTTTCGAAGAAAAAGGATATCAGGTATTTTTCGAACCCGAATTTTGGAAGTATCCGCTGAATTTCAATTCAAAATATGGTCTTCTGATGCACGATGAGGATAAAAAGATCGTCGTGCAACTTTATCCTTATTCTGGCTATGTAAATGGAGCTACTATTTATTCGGCTTATATGAAGGTTATTAATTACGATTGGTTTATGCAGCAATACGAGAGCCAGCAGCAGCTTTTGGAATTAAAAGCGAACGAGTCGGGCTTTTAAGAAAACCGCAAACACTACTCTATCATCGAACGGTTGGAGCAGATACTTGAAGCCTTGGATTTGGATGTAAAGCCGAAAGATTAGATCAGAGTTGTAGTGCTGAGGGTTTCACTTTAGAGTGAAGCCCTCAGTGTTTTATTAGAGCGTTTTCTTCGCTTCAAACTCAATAAAGGTCACCATCCAGCCTTTCCAGCGGTGCCAGTGTTGCCAGCCAACAAAGGTCAACCGGCTGCAACTGCCGTTTGCCGGTGTATAGCCATCGAGCAAGTCTTTTGCCGCCTTGGCAATAGCTTCGTGTTCCTCGGTGGTAGCGTCGGCGATGCCGTCCTGCGTCTGCGGAACCATGCTGTAATAATGCAGCCTGATTTTAACCGGCGACCGGCGCATCTGGTTACTCGCATTTTCGAAGTTCATTTTTTCGGGAAACTCGACAAAGAACCCCTGCGGGTTCACCATCGTTCCCTCATACTGCACATTGTACCATTCAACGGGTAGGTCGATGCCCTGTGCCGGTGCTTCAGGCGTGTTTAAACGATCTTTAAATGCTGTAAAAATGGGATATAACATAATTGTTTATTATTGATTATTTGAAAATATCTTCGGCCACCTGATCCAGCTTTCTGCCAATTCGGTCGTTCAGGGCTTCGCTGTCGCCTATCATGCGTCGTTCCGGCATATCGAAGCCAGGCGGACGGCCAGCGCGTAAACCATCGTTGTGCACTTCGGTATAAGGTAGCTGGCTGGTAAATTCAGCCTGTGTGTCGCTGCTTTTGCCCTGCCAGCTGCGGCGCATGGCTCCGCCTCGTTTCTCGCCGATCAGCGTCGGCTTTTTGCCTTTCTTCTTTTTCCGCCACTTTTTATACTGACCGGTTTTTGCCTCAAAGCCCTGGTGTTTGAAATTGTCGGCAATAAAGCGCAAGCCTTCAACTTTAGCGATACCAGGAAACCGCTTCAGAGCCTGTGGTAGCCGGGTCTGAATCTCGGCCATTTTTTTTTGAAAGCTATTGCCTGGCATTACTTACGCATTTAAGAAGTCATTTAACAGTGTATCGGCTTCGCGGCTTATACCAGTTGCATCGGTTTTTGGCAGGTCTTTCAGGTACGGATTTTCGTCGCTGAAAAGCTTACGGTCCTTGCCCGAATTGAAGTCAAAGCCTGCGTCCGGAAGTTCGCCGGATGGAACCTTTGTCGGCGCCTCGTCGGTTTGCGTCACGCTGCAACGGCATCCCCAACCGTTTGGCGGGTAGTTGCTGCTCCAGAACGAATCGTTTATCGGTCGTACAACACCATCAAGCCGGGCGTGATCCGGGCGGGTATCATCATCAAGAACCGCCTCGTAGCGAAGATTCGGGTACAAGTCGGCTTCTTCCTTGAATCCCTCCCATTTTACGGCCATCTGGCTCGACGCCTGTGCCTGCTTAAACTCGGTTTGCAGCCATTCTTTGTTATACTTCTCGGTTAGTGGCTTCGCCAGTTTTTTGAAATCATTCCAGCTGCGTGGTTCTCCGTTTTCGTCAACCAGCAAGGCGCGAAGCTCCTGCTGTTCGGCGTAATTTTTAAAGGCGGCAAACGCGGCGGCATTGGTACGCAGCTCGGCAGCCAGGTCGGCATACTGATAGGCATCCGTCCACTGTATACCGCTATCTTGCATGGCCGTTTGCAGGCTCTGGAAGTTCAGCCTCCAGATATCCGGGTCAATGGCAATGCCTTCCTTGTCGGCCAGCTCATTAAAGAATCGTTCGAGCCAGGTATCCAACAGGCTTTTGGCAGCTACCGGCTTTTTTGGCCCTTTGGCGGCGGGCTTGCCTTGTCCTTTCGGATCGTCGGCTGGTTGTTGCTGCTGTTGCTGTTCTTTCGTATCGTCCGGGTTTGCCGGATCTTCACCCTGCTTGGTTGCCAGTTGCGGATCGTCATCAAGCAGATCGATATACTGGAACTTGGCTTTTGCCAGCCGGTCGGCCATTTTGTACCCATTTTTAACCATCAGCGGAATGAGCTTGCCGTTAATGTGATGCTGCACCCGCCGCAGACGGGCTTTGGTGAACGCGTTTTTAATTCGCTCGTGGACTTCGGCAGTACCTACAAAAGCCTGCGTGTCGCCGGTTGCTGTTTGCCCGTTGATCGACTTGCTCAGCTCCTGGTTGCTTAGCTCAATAGCCTGCATGTAGATCTTATAAAAGTCTCCATTCTGAGGTTGTTTGATGTCTATTTCATCATCTTTGCCGCAAACAATGTAGCCATTAGCCGCAAAGTTAGCACAAGCCTCTTCTATGGCATCCAATTCTTTTTTATCCTGCGTGTCGGTGGCATACTTCAAAAAGGGCATGCCGTATTTCTCAGAGCCTTGGCTCCAGTCGGTGCGGGCGTACTTCTTCAAGATCACCTCCTCGGCCAGATATTCGTACAAACCAAGCTCTTCCTTGCCCCAGATCTCGAGCAAATTCAATGCGAGCTGCTTTCCTTCGTAAGGTAAAAAGAGGCTGCTGTCGCGGTCGAGAATAACGCGCTGTTTGGCCGGATTCACGTTTGGGCGAGGTATCAGAAAGCACTCGTCAAAAACCTGCTCTTCGTTCACCTCCGGGTACTCAATTAGCGAGTGCCCCCAGAACTCAGCCTCGGCAAAAAACTGAACAGAATCGTCGAACCACTCGGTGTCAAATAAATCCTTCAGCTCCTCATCTTCCTTTTTATCCACAATTACCCGGAACGGAGCCTGCTGGATGTCGACAATGGCCGTTTCCTGTTGGCTTTTCAGGTGCCTATCCTTTTTTATCTGGTCATAGATATTATACAAGTCATCGAAATCCGGATTCTCGATATCCTTGGCCGCATCAATGGCTTGCCCGAGCGTGTCCATCTCAAGATCGACATTGTATTGGCGTACCCGCTTAACACGGTTATAAATCCGCTTTTTTTGGCGGCTTTTTGGAGCTTCGTTTTTAGCCTGCTTTTTCCAAGGCCACGCTAAATTTAGTGCAATCATACCTGCAAGGGGTTAAAAGTTGAAATTAAACGCGCTTAAACGGTTCCTTCGTCCGGATAGCTGCGCGGGTAAAGTTGATGTGAGCGTTTCGCGTTGCTGCCCCATCGGAATACGGTTGCCGATTTGCCATCGGCATCCTCAAGGGTTAGCAGTGTGGAGTTGAGTTTTCCTGATGCGATCTTCTCGATTGTTGCCAGCTCTTTCTTCCAGTTGGCGACAATACGCTCAGGTATCTCATCGTCGACCACCGTGTTGTATACGTAGTAGGCCGTAATGTTGGCCATGATGCGCACGAGCGTTCTGTTGCGGGTTACTCCGGACTTGCTTAGCTCAGCGTCCATGTTGAACTTACCGCGCAGCGGGTCGAGCTCGCTGACTGCCAGTTTTTCCGACTCGTTCAGGTTTTCGTCGTTCGTGCCCCGGAGCTTGGCGAGTACTATCGGAGCCAGCAGGCCTTTAAAGTCGGTATCGGTTAAGAAGATCATGCTTTGACAAGTTTATGGTACCACACTGTTATTTTGCCGGTGCTGGTTGGGTAGATGGCAAACGGCTCAATATTTTGCTCATTCAAAAAGTTGCGGGCTTCGGTATTCGAATCAAAGGTTTCGAACTGCCAAAAAAGTTTTAACCCACTACCGAGGCTCTGTAGTCCCGGATACAAGTCAGCAACCGGGACGGCATTGCCATTCGGCGGATCACCTGTATAGTCGACGGTTGGTTGATATACCCCGGCTTGTTCCGGCGGTGCAGGAGGATTTTTATATCGTGGCATACCAGTCGATCTTGATTTTGAAAACAGTCCCATTATACACCCTCCTTTAAAGCAGTTACAAACTTCTCAACAACAACTCCGGCATTGTTGTAAATCTGGTAGCCGTGTGTGTTAAGATCTACATTCTCGAAGCAAATGTCATCTTTGGTTTCAATGCACACCTCTACTTTATCGCCTTCGCGCTTTGTTGATATGCTGTCGGCCTCAAGCATTAGATCAATCCATTTGCTTTTTGTTTGAATAGGCTCGCCGCCTGGTTTCCGTTTGGTGAAAATTTTAATAACCATGTTGTAAATGTTTAGTGATTAATCAAAAGTCAATTATCAATTTTAAGCCCGTCGGGCTTTGTTTTTGCGCATTTTGCCGGTTCGCATCGCTCCGCTGCGTCCGGTTTTGTTGTGTTTCTCCAGGTATTTAATAGCCTGCTCGTCGGCGTCCGGAGCATCGTCGTGCGTCCGGTAACCGGGTTCAATGCCTTTCAACTGCTCAAGGCCTACCTGTGTGTAGTTGTGCCCTTTCTTTTTGGCATTGTAATAGGTGCGCCCATTTTGGTAATAGGGCTGAAGCGTGAGTATGCGGTCGTACTTTTTGCCCTTTGGCGTGTCGACCTTCACAATGTTTAGCTTGCAGTTAAACTCGTCTTCAACCTCATCAATTGTCCGCTTAACCTCGTCGTTCCAGAACTGCGATTCGAACCTCCAGTGTACAATGACCGACGGCGGCAAGCTTCCCTGAAACTGCACCATCCACTCCAAAGCTGCCCGCATCTTGCTTTGTTTGACAAAGGAGTCGATGTAATAAAAGCAGCTGTCGTACAATCCCCATACGCGCACCGCGTTGTAGTCGCTGGTGGGTGTACCGGCGTAGGCAATATCCCAATGCCCAACAATGATTTTAAAGTGATTCAGGGCCGGGAGCTTTACCCACTGGATTTGCTCATCCTTGAAAATTTTACCCTCGGTATGCGGCTCGTGCAAGTACTCGGCATAAGCCGACAGGATACCGTCCTCTTCCTGCTCCCGGTAATAGTTGTTATCGTACTTCTCGGGCCATGCCGGTACATAGGTCACTTTGTCGTAGGCTTTCACCTCGTCGACTTCCCAGTTGGGGTGCTTCTTGGCGAGTTCGCCCTGTATGGAGCGCGGGAACGGGTCGTTATTCGGGTGCAGGTAACGGCGGGTATCACCGTCCATTGTTTTAAGCAAGGAATCCTCAATCCATTTCACGATTTCATCCTGACGCTTCGGGTTTTTAACCGTGTCCTTGTCCTCCAGATCATCACAAACTATCAGGTTTGGCCGTTGACTCTGCTTTCTGAATCCCCTTGCATCCTGGCCCATACCAATGGCCCAGCCGATAAAGCGGCCGTCTTTTGTCCGAAAGTCGCCATCTGACCAACTACCTGATAGTTTCTGATTGCCGAAATAGTGAATTAAACGCGGGTTGCTTTCAAACTCGGCCTGAACATCGGAAAGCAGCTGGATCGCTTTCTTCTCGTTGTTGCCGACGATGAGCAAGGCCACATTTTCGCCGTTTATCCATAGATATATCGGAATGATTGTATCGCACCAAACAGACTTAGCCAGTCCGCGGCCCCATTTCACCAGGCGTCTGACCCGCTTGTTTTTCAATACCGCTTTGGCTAGCCGTATCTGGAACCATGCCGATTTAGCCGTCGCGTAATGCGGGAAAAGGAACTCAACCATAAACGCCGGATCATCCTGCATACGTTTGATCAGGTTGGCTCGTTCCTCGTCAGTTTCAAACGGGTTGACGGTAGATCCATTTTTGATCAGCTCAAGCTTCGCCTTATACCGCTTTACGGCTTCTTTAGCGTCTTTTTTATTCAGAACCATTAACCCAACCTTTCGCTAATAGTGTTCAAGTGGATTTCCTGAAAATCGACGAGCTTCATGTACAGATCGCGGTTATATTTCAGCAGGCCCTGAAAGATATCCTCCATGACGTAGATGTAAGTAGAGAGCGGAACTTGACTGTCTTTCTCGATGTTCTCAAGCGTTTTATTCCACTTGCTCACCGCATCGTCAATTCCCTTAATGCGTGTGCGTAGCTTCGCAATTTCTTCGGGGTTTCCTTTGCCTGTTTCCAACTCTTTTACCTCGCGGTCAAGCTCCAGCCATTCGTCGCTGAGGTTAGAGATAATCTGTTTAATGTTTGCGGTACGTTTAGCCGGGCTGGCATTCTTCGCGTCGCGCTCGGCTTTCCAGTGGTACTTTTCCACCCAATTACCGATCGTTTTCTCCGTGACACCAACGCGCTCCGATACCTCCTTCGCGGTAAGGTTGTGATCTACATAGTACAGCTTTGCGGTCTGTCGTTCCCTGTCCTTTGCCATCGTTTAATGATTGATTCAACAGCAAAATTCAGGAACCAAAACGGTATTTAATAAAAAGTTTGCAAGGCTTCCAAAGAAGCATGCAAGCCTTTCGGACTTGCTTTGTTTGCCTTGATTTTTAGGGGATTTTTGGAATATCGAAAGCGGAGCCACCGCAAAGTTATGGCAATAATTTTTAAAAATACAAAATGGAGCAACGCTATTCTAAGATAGTCAACCGCGAAAAAAAACAAGTCGAAATTCTACTCTACGGTATTCTAGGCGACAATTGGGAGGATGGAGAGATAGACGGTAATTATTTTGCCCGTGAGTTAAACTGGTTGGGTCGCGAGTACGACGAAATCACCATTCGTATTAACAGCTGGGGTGGCAATTTGGACATGGGGCTTTCAATCGTTTCCGAAATCCGCGCGTCAAAGGCCTTTATTATTACCAAAGTTGACGGAGTGGCCGCCAGTATGTCGGGGATTATTGCCGTTGCCGGCGACCGCAGCGAGATGAACGACTATGCCCGTTTGATGCTTCATCTTGCTTACTACATTGATGGTGACGGGAATAAGATTTCGGATCTGAACCCGCGCGATCAGAAGGCACTCGACCAGATGAACGGAATACTGACAGACATCCTCGCCCGCAAAGGGAAAAGCAAAGATGAAATAGCGGCTATACTGGATGCCGAGACGTGGTATGATGCCGATGAAGCGGTTGCTGAAGGATTCATCGATCAAAAGATTGATACTTCGAACAAAAAGCTGGCCGCGCTTGACCCGCGTAAGTTGGTGGCTGCTGTAATGGACGATTTTAAACCCACAAATACAAAAAGAAGCATGGAAAGAATTGCTGCAAAATTTGGATTGAGCAAGGATGCGACAGAAGAGCAAGTCCTGGCAAAGATCCAGGAGGAAGAGACTGCGTCGGCTACCAAGATGGTCGACCAGCTGATTGTCGTGGCCAAGTCCATCGGGACGGTTAGCGATGAGTTGAAAAATGAAGAGAAAGCCCGTCGTGTGGCCAAGGCTGATGCCGAACTCTTTGCCGATTTATACCTAAAAGTTGAAAAGCCGGAAGCTGGCGAAGGCGGCAAGGCCAAAATGATTAAAGACCTGGTTAAAACAGGTGACGCCGGCAAACATGAGACTAAAATCGTTGATAAGAAATTCGACGAACTGAGTGAAAAAGAGCTCGACGATTTGCGCGATAAAGACCGCAAGACCTACGTGGCCAAGTTCAAGGCGCACTACGGATTCGAGCCCGAAATTGAGGATTAATTATTAAACCCGCATAAAGATGGCAGGAGTAAAAAGAGAAGTATGGACGGGCGAAGTTGTCCGCCAATTCACCCACTCGGGTGAGTTTTTGCAGGAGATCCCTGATCAATCCAGATACGTTGACAATGATGTCATTCACCTGGTTGAACTTGGCGTTAAGCCTGACGTGTTGATCAACAACACCACCTATCCAATTCCAATCCAGGACAGCGACGATGAAGATATCGCTATTGCACTGGATAAGTTCCAAACCAAGCAGACCGAAGTTTCTGACGATGACCTGTATGCCTCGAGCTTCAAGGTGATCGGTGAAAAAACGAGGTCGCATACCGAAAGTTTGGAAGAGAGCACCGGTGACAAGGCGGCGCACGCGTTAGCTCCACAAGCTGACACAACGGAAACGCCGATCGTGGTAACCACCGGCGATGCCAATGAGGACGGCCGCAAAAAGCTGACCCCGAAAGACCTCACCACCTTGAAAAAGAAGCTGGACAAAGCCGGTGTGCCTAAAAAAGGCCGGGTATTGGTACTTTCAGCCGATCACGTGGCCGACTTGCTGAGCACGTCGGAAGCATTTGAAAAGCAGTACGTCAACATTACCGAAGGTAAAGTTTTGAACCTGTACGGGTTCAAGATGTACGAGCATGCCAATTGCCCGAAGTATTACCTGGATGGTGCGGCCTGGAAAAAACGCGCCTGGGGACAAGAGCAAGCCGGTGACCGCGAGGCCTCCTTTGCATTCTTCCCGCAACGCATGTTTAAAGCGCGCGGAACTGTGAAGTACTACCTGAGCGAAGCCCGGAACAACCCAGGCACCCAAGCCAACTACTTCAACTATCGTCTGCGTTTCATCTGCCTGCCTAAAACGCAGGAAGCGATCGCAGCCATTGTTTCACCTGACGCAGCTTAAGGAGGGAGGTAGCCTATGCGCAATTTAATTAGCAAACTGGCATTTTTTGGAATCGCGCTGATGGTGTCGATGGTTGTTTTGCAGTCGTTTACGGCTCCGCCTGATAAATACAAGTACGGCAACCGGTCGGCGGTAACGCTGACCAGTGCTGACACGGTAGCCGTTTCGCCAAACAACCTGACGCTTACCTATGCGACCGTAGCAATGGATGCAGATATCGTCTTCAATGTTGATGTGTCGAATAGTCCGCCAGGCGACCGGATTATATTGGACCTAACAGCCGATGGCACCGACCGAACGGCAACATTTGGAACGAATATAACAGGGCTGGCGGAAACTATATCGGCTAATAAGAATGAGCTGCTGGAATTCATCTATAACGGGACAGTGTTCAAGGAGGTGGCCGAAATGGCCGTAGATTGACAGCGATTATATTTTGTTTCTCTGCATATCGATCATCAAAGCCACGCTCAATGCTTATCGGGGCGTGGCTTTTTCAAACACCCCCAATTAACTCTATTCTAATGGATTTGAAAGTGTGGATTCTCTCAGGTGTTATCGGTGCCGGTTCTGTTTTACTCTGGTGGATCATTCGAAAGGCCATTGACGGTGTTTATGCGAGGCTCGATCGCATGATCGAACAGAATGAGGAAACAGGTAAGATGCTGGTAGAGCATGGCAATGAGTTGAAAAGTCTTGACCGACGAATTAATGTGAATGAAAATCGCTTAAACGATCATGCTAAGCGGATTCGACAACTTGAAATTAACAAACAATGATTTTTAAAGAAGGTGTAAAGATAGCCGGTGCCCGCCCCGAGATCGTGATTGCCATGATGGTAGCCGATCAGGTATACCGTGAGCTTACCGGCAACGAGGTTACCATTACAGAGGTTACTGGCGGCAAGCATGGTACCGGATCGCTGCATTACGTTGGTGCTGCTATCGATCTGCGTATTTGGGGATTGAGCAAGGCGATGCTTACGAAGATCGTATTGGAGATCAGAGAGCGATTGGGCGAGAATTTCGATGTTGTGCTGGAGTCCGATCACATTCATGTCGAATTTCAACCCAAATAGTTATGCGTTTATTAACCAGGCTACTCGGGTTGTTATTGCCATTCAAATATTTAAAACTAGCCAACTGGATTGTTGGCGCAATAAAATTTATACTGCTTATGACAAGCGAAAAAGGAATTCTGAGCAAAAAAGAACAGCGATGGCTTCGCAATGCATTGGATAAGCTGACCTTTAAGAAAGGTTTGGCTGATCTGATTGACGGTGCTGGCTACTCGCTATTGATTTCGGTAGCCGACGACTACCTTGTTGAAAAATATGTTTCTGATGGCGCCAAAAATGTGCTGAAAGAAGCAATTGAACTGGGTAAGGCTGGCGATTCGAAAGGCCTTACTGACCTCTTATTTGAACGGCTTAGCCTGGATAACGATATTTTAAAATCGTTTGGAGAGCAGGCCGTTAATTTCATTCTATCCGGCATCCTTGAATATGTCGAATCGATTGATGTTAGCGATGAAGAATCTGAAACTGAAGACTAATGGCCGCAAATACAGGAGTTATTGAAGGACAAGACCTCATCTTATACATTGAGGTTGAAGGCGTACCAACGCCCATTGCGCACTCGACGCAACATACACTTGAGCCATCGGTTGAAACCCGCGACCGGGTAAGCAAGGATACCGGCAAATGGAAAAATAAAGTTGCGGGTCTGTTAGACTGGAAAGCCGGCTGTGATGCCCTGGCTTGTTACGATGGCTTTAGTTATGCCACGCTGTTTGGGCTTATGATTTCGAGACAGCCTGTGACACTGAAGCTTGCCGGGCGCGATGCGGTTGACAGTAACGACAACTGGACGCCGGAGCAAGCTGGAGACACTTACTTTGAAGGCGAAGCTATTATATCGAGCTTGCCTAAAACTGCGCCAAACAACGCTGATGCAACATTCAGTGTGTCGTTTGAAGGAACAGGAGAGCTAACCGCTAAAACAGTAGCAGTATAATGGCGACACTAAAGATTGGTACGCGTGAATTTCCGTTCGAGGCAACGGATGCACTGAGAGAGCTGGTGAAGAAGACCGATATCAAGCTCGAGAAGATTGGAAAGTCTAAAAATGAAACCCGCCGTTTTGCATTTCTGGCAGCCAAGGCCGCCAGCGAAAAGGCAGGTGTTGAGTTTGGCTACACGTTCGAAAACTTCATCAATATGGCAGATCCCGGATTTATTGGCAAAGCTGAAAAGCTCGCTAAAACGTTAAAAGCTCCCGCAGCAAAGAAAAAGGCAAAGCCTCGGAAAAAGGCACAGGCAACCGGCGGAGAGGCAGATCGTAACGAAGAAGCCGATAATTCGGGTGAATAGATTGAAACAGATTGTGAAAAGGCATGTTTCGGCATGCCTTTATTTCGGATTTAAAACAAGTTTAAACACTTATTAAACATTGACCAATGGCACAACAAGTAAGAACAACATTTAATTACAGAGAATCTGAGTATCCATTTTATAAAACGAACCGCGGTAACTGGGATTTTGAGGCCGCCGGATTTTCAGGGAAAGGCATAACTGAAGGGAAAAACAGAGATCTAATCGCTTTGGCATACTTCCATCTGCGCGACTGCGCTAAGCGCGCAAACATGCCGTTTAATGACTCCCTGGATGAATTTATTGACAACTCCGACGATGAGGTAAATGAGGCTTTTGCAAGGCTGTATAAACTCCAATTAGAAGCCGATCAGAAGGAAGCAATTCCTGTCGATGTTAACGGAGTTGAAGAGGGTGGAAAAAAGCACAAGCCGGAATAACCGGCGACGACGAATATGAATTGCTTGACATAGCAATTGGTCAAATGGGAATGAGCCTGGAGACTTTTCTCGGGCTCACCCCAGACCAGACCATAAGTGCCTGGCATTTGTGGAAAAAACAAAAAGAGGAAGACTCAAAGCGAACAGACCTCACTGCGTGGCAGATCGCAAGGTGGCAGTCGTGGGTTAATCTATATCCACCTGAAATGAAAGAAGCCAGCCAGTTTGATATACTGAAGCTTGAGGGCGATGATGAGCTGAAAGAATACCTGAAGAAAAAGAAAGAACAAGTTGGGAATAAACCGGAACGTGACGAAAGAAGGTTCAGAGCATTAGCTAAAAAGTGGGGGTAAATGAGCACAAAGGTTTTTAAATACATACTTGATTTTTCCGGTAATGTCCAAAAGATCAATAAGGACGTAGGCGGCCTGAACGGACTTTTGAAGGGTGCAGCTGTTGCAGCCGGAGCCATGTTTGCAGTAGATAAGGTGATGGATGCTGCGGCAGCTGTTGCCGACTATGCCCAGGAGATTAGTGGTGTGCGTAATGAAGTAGCTCAGCTGACTGGCCAAAGTGGTGCTGCGCTCGATGTCATGACCGGGCAGGTACAGGCTATAGCCCAGGCTTATGATGCAGAGGTAGGCGACGCGATAAAGGCAAGTGACCTACTGATGGATCAGTTTGGAGAGTCGGCCAAAGGTGCTTTTGACATCATCAACTCAGGTCTGGCAACGTCGGCCAACTCAAACGGCGACTTTCTGGAGCAGGTCGCTGAATATTCCCCTCATTTTAAAGAGGCAGGCCTGGCTGCGTCAGAAATGGTTGCCATTATTGCTGAAGGCAACAAGATGGGCGTGTTTAACGACAAAGCAGCCGATGCTATTAAAGAGGGAACCATTCGTTTGCGGGAAATGACGAACGGGACAAAAGATGCTCTGAATGCTATCGGGTTAAGTTCCACGCAGATTCAAAATGACATTTCGTCGGGCAATAAGAGCATGTTTGAAGTCATGCAGCTGGTTAGTCGGCAGTTGACTTCATTGCCTCAGCAATCGCCTGCTGTAGGGCAGGCGTTGGCCGACATTTTTGGTGGCCCTGGTGAGGATGCCGTTCAGTTCATCCGTTCGCTTGGTGATTTGAATACGAGCTTGGATGATGTTATCGCCCAGGGAGGAGCAGCGACAGCCGCTCAAATGGAGTGGGCTGATACGCTGTCGGAGTTTCACGCAACAGGAGCGCAAGTGTTTGGCGGCACAAATACGATGATAACGCAGGTTAAAACAACGATGCTCGGCTGGGTGAATGATAGTATGAAAGGATTAGTTGGAATTGTTAACTACTTCATCGATCTATATAATGAGTCGGTGGTCTTTCGTGGTGCTATTGAGTATGTAAAGCTCGGCTTTAACCAGATGGTTACTTATGCAACAGCCGGACTGAAGCTTATTTGGGAAAATTTAAAGTCGACCGGTAAGATGGTTAAGGCCATCTTTACGATGGATTGGGAAGGTATTAAATCGGCCTGGGTTGATGGATTCAAGGGCATGGGGCAGGTATTTGTAGACGCCGGGAAAGAGACGGCTGAGAATTATGAGAATGCGTGGAATAATACGCTAAACCCCAAAAAGAAGATCGAATTAATAAGCTTGAGTGATGAAGATGCCCAAGCAGCCGGCCAATCGTCGGGCATTAATTATGCCGCCGGATTTGCAAAAGGCATGGGCATGGTCAACATTAATGAGAGCGGCGGCGCAAAGTCGCTTTCAGAGCAAGTTGATGAAGCGCTGGCGATGGATGACTGGTCGATGAATAAAGATGCACTGAAAGGCATTGATGATGCATTTCAGAAGATCGGATCAAGTCTGCCGAACGATGAAATAGCCGAAATGGCTGCTAGTATGAATCAATGGACGAAGTCTGATAGCTTATCGTTTTTGCAATCCCAGTTTAGTTCGTTGGGAGAAAGTATTGGAGGCACAGCCGGCAACTTTCTTGGATTTGCAGCCAATATGCTGGAGATGATTCCGCAGCTTATTGTACAGGTTGCTGCATTGACAGGCGCTGAAGTAGCTGGATCGGCTGCTGTTACAAGTGCGAAAGGAAGCGAGGCGATGGTCTCTGGTATAGCCGCATCGCAAAAGGTTCCCTTTCCGCTCAATATAGTTGCCTTGGCAGCAACAGTAGCCGCAGTGGCGAGTGCATTGTCGTCAATTCCGAAGTTTGCCACCGGTGGGATCATCGGAGGTTCTAGCTTTTCAGGCGACAGCGTTCTGATTCGCGCTAACTCGGGAGAGGAAGTATTGCGCCGGAACGACCCACGCCACACGCTCAATGCAACCAGCAGCCGGCAAGTCGGTGGAGGTAGCCAGGTTAAAGTGCTTGTTCCAAGTATGCGGCTGCGTAAAGGCGACATCTACATCGCCTTTAAGGAAGGTGAGAAAGAATTTCAAAAACGTAACGGACGGTAAGTCCATAAAAATTATACAAAATGGCAAATTTGCAAAATTTCAAGGCGGCTGACTTTGTGCTTGTTGATGGGGAATATGTTAGCCCTGCGGTCAAGCTAACAAGCGTTAATGCAGCAATAGAAGTGCGTGTGTCAGAACAGACTACAGTTAAGCTTCAGCGAGGGATTGGACTGTCGAAATTTTACGACGTTCCGGACTCGGAGCAGATAGTTGATGAAGAAGATATGTTTAACGTAACAGATGGCACTCCAGGTCAGTTCATTCGCATCTCCTGCACCGCAGTACCTGATGTTTGTAATATCCTTACATAATGGCTGTGACATCCTTTCAATCAAATAAATTAGGCGGACTAACGCTTGCTGACATAGGGCTTAGTGGTATCCTATCGTACGCATCGCGTTTTGCCAGGGCTTATGGTGTTATCATCGACACAGAACAGGCTAATCCGGATCTGGAGCGTATCGGAAACATGGACATGGCTGCCAATGCTGTTGTTAACGAGATGGCCGTACAGGGAACGCTTACCGTTGATGCTTCAGGTGTTGGATACTTAAAGCGTCTGAACCGCACAAATGGGCTATTGTATGAAGATGGGTCTGATGCCATACTGGATGGATCGGCAGGTAATATTATGAGCTACATGCCTCCTTTTTATTATCATGTTGAGCCGCTCGATGCAACGCATTACAGGTTATGGGTATCACCGTATCGTATCCAGTACTTTAAGCGCCACCCAGGGTGGTGTTTAGGCACGACAAAGGCAGTCGTCAATAACACAGCCATATACGATAGATCTGCCAATTCGCTTTGGTCGGTTGTAAACGAATCGACAACCTTTCGTGGTGGGAATAACAGTGCTACGAACGACGGACTTGAAAAGGGATTTTTAGGAAAGCCGCGCACGCAAACAAGTCGCACATCATTTTTCAACTACGCTCAAAATCAAGGTGCAAACTTCGGAATAATTAACTACGCAGCACACAGCGCGATCATGATGCTTTTTGCAACAAAGTATGCGACATTGAATAGTCAGAAGGCAGTTAGCGAAAAAGTTGATGGCTTTTATTCCGGTGGCCTTGGTAATGGATTAACGACAGTTGACTGGACGCAGTGGGGAGCCTATAATAGCAACTATCCTCTTGTTCGCACAGGAGAGACTATCGGCTTAGGGCTGATTGATGGAGAGGTAAACAAGGTGATAACTGCATTTGACGCAGGTGCTGACGTTAATGTGAAGTTGAACACATTTATGGGGCTGGAAAATCCTTTCGGAGATATCTGGGAGTGGATTCAGGGAATCAATATCTGGAAACAAACCGTTGCGGAAGGCGATAAATACCTGGCTTACATATATGACAAAAATGTCTATGAAGATACGATTACGAACAAATATAGCAGGTTCTTTGAATTCACGAAATCAGAAGGGTGGCTAAAGAATGTTGTGGCTGGTGAACACTTCGACATGCTTGGTGCAGAGGTTAATAACGGGGCTAGTTCCTCGACCTACTTTAGCGACTATTTCTATAATAATACCAGCCTGGGGTTGCGGGTGTTGCGGCGCGGCGGTGATGCGAATGCTGGTTCGAATGCCGGTCTCGCGTGCTCGAATACGAGTCACGCGGCCTCGTTTGCGTTTTCGACTATCGGCTCTCGGCTTGGCTTTTATGGGCGCGTGCGCCCCGGCGGTTGAAAAAATTGGTTGTATGTGCTTTGCGGGGGTTGCTGCGCAGCGGTAATGCGAATAATGGTTCGAATGCCGGTCTCGCGTACTCGAATACGAATAACACGGCCTCGAATGCGAATTCGAATATCGGCTCTCAGCTTTGCTTATGATTTTTAAAAGCACATAGGCCCTGGCTCTTGCCAAAAAACAAAAAATACTTAAACGTGTCTGGTATCCGAAACATCGGAGAACGGCACAGTTAATAAGCCAATATAAATGAAACGTGTAGGTAACATATACGAACTGATATACGACATGAGTAATATTGTTCAGGCTGACCAAACTGCCCGCAAGGGCAAAAAGAGCCGGTACGGTATAGATCTGCATGATCGTAATCGCGAGGCGAATCTGCATTTGTTGCAGCAGCGCCTTGTTGATGGCAGTTACAAAACATCAGCCTACCGCGTTTTCGAAATGGTGACAGATGCCGGAAAGTTAAGGCAGATTTACCGCTTACCTTACTTTCCTGACCGTATAGCGCATCATGCTATTATGAATGTTCTGGAGCCCTATTTTGTCAACTCGTTCATTCGCGATACTTACGCGTGTGTTAAGGGTAGAGGGATACATGATGGTGTTAAACGGGTCAAGCAAGCACTTAGGTACAAGGATGAAACACGTTATTGCTTAAAAATGGATGTGCGGAAATTCTTCCCGAGCATCGATAATGTTATTTTAAAGCGCCTGCTTCGCCGCCGGTTTAAGGATGTGCGACTCCTTGCTTTGCTCGATGAGATTATCGATAGTTCGACAGGTGTGCCAATTGGTAATTATTTAAGTCAATATTTTGCCAATTTCTATCTCTCTTACTTCGATCATTGGTTGAAGGAACAAAAGCACGTTCGTCATTACTTCCGCTATTGCGACGATATGGTCATACTTGGCAGTGACAAAGCGGCACTGCATAGGCTTCGTGCCGAAATAGAATCCTATTTGAAGGTTAATTTAAACCTCACGTTGAAGAATAACTGGCAGGTTTTTCCGGTCGATAGTCGCGGCATCAATTTTCTTGGGTACGTGTTCTTTCACGACCATACCAGGCTACGTAAAACAATTAAGCAAAGCTTTGCACGCAAAATTGCAAAGGCAAAGGGGCACAGGCGTACCGAGGTGGTTGGCTCATACAAGGGTTGGTGTATGCACGGAAATTGCATTAATCTCTATAAAACGATAACAGGAATGAAACTATTTAGCGAACTGGGAATCACCGTTGATTCCGCGCCCATGTCGGGCGAAAAAATAAAAATAAACCGAGTTGTAAATAAGGAAATTGAGGTTGTTGACTACGAGTTGAATGAGAGCAAGTACAACGAATCGGCACACCGTAAGTGTCTGAAGCTTCAAGTTAGGTACGAAGGAGAGCTTCGCGTAATATTTACCGGATCAAACATGCTTATAAAGGCTATTCAACAAGTAAACAAGGCGATGTTGCCGTTTAAAACGGTAATTGTAGAGCAAAGCGGATTTTATCAATTCACCTAATAAATATAGCTATGGAAGTAAGAACAGAACAAAGAAACGAGCAGCCACTTCAGGTTGAGCAAATCGGCCTTGGCAAATGGCATGTGCGCTGGAACATTAAGCAGGTAGAGGCATCTGAATCAGAAAGCGATAATTCAGCAAAGCATTACGAGTACAACGAGGTAACACTCGACCATGAACCAACAGCCGAAGAGGTTGCCGAGATAATCGAGCTACAGGCTCTTTAAATGCATTGAAAATGGCATACGGTACTATCATTCAGTTTCAATATAAAGATATCCACGATGTGAACACTGTTGTTCGCATTAAACAGCTTGACTATTCAGGAGCAGTGACTTACCGGAATTATATGTCGGCAGGCGCTAAATTCACCTGGGGCGACAGCTCGAACACGATACCTGTTATTTACGGCTCGCAGTGTACGCTCTATGTTGAGAGTGAAAATGACTATGAGTTTTCGTACCTGTTTTCGAGCAATGCCCGTAAGCACCTGGTTGAAGTGGAAAAGTCGGGCCAACTCTTCTGGATCGGATTCATTGAGCCAGACAGCTGGAGCGAACCATTGGTGGCCGTTCCTTATTCGGTCGAATTCACTGCGTACGATGGGCTTGGGATGCTCGACAATATTGATTTTGTAGATGATAATGGCGATGCTTATACCGGTAGAATGACGATGCTGGCGTTGATTCAGCAGCTGCTGAATAATACGGGAGTTCGTTTGAATCTAAACACAGCAACCGACCTAAAAGAAGAGCAACAGGAGGTCGGAACCGATTATTTCGAAGTGCATAGCGTAAACCTCGAAGCGTTTGAAGGTATGACCTGCTTTGAAGTGCTGGAGCAAGTACTACAGGGGCACCGCATACTGCAGCGAAACGGCGAATGGTGGATCACCTCATACACATTAATTCCAGTCGGAGGTGATGTGACATATAGATCTTATGAGAATGGATCTGCCGTTTCATCGGGCAACATTATTCAAAGCATTGAGGATGAAAGTAGCTGGTGGAGCGAGGGTGAAACCGATATGAATATGCTTCCAGCTGTTCGCAATATCACGATCGAGCAGGACTATGGTTATCAAAGCAATGTCATTAAAAATGGCGATTTTTCACAGCTTGACGGCTCCGGGAATCTGAAATATTGGGATGTGTCTGATGGGTTTGGGTACGCCATAAAACCACTTGATTCCGATGGTAATGTATATCTCTTCATACCTATGCAGTTATCAGCTCCAATATTCGACGGCGTTTGGAAAAGCATTGATTTTTTGAACGCTGGCAACGGCAGTTTGAAATTATCGTTTAAATACGGAATTGTATCTAATTCAGCTGATCTGAATACGACTTTCTCGCTGTATATTTGGTTTGCAGCCGAAGATGGAAGTTATTATTCGCTAGTTAACAGTGATGACGAATGGGTTTGGACTCCGGGCAGCTTGCCGACAATTCTTCCTTCAACAATTGGTGTGTATACACTTGCAGAAATAGGCGAGAATCTTCGTTCATTCTCGGAAACCATCCCGCCGATTCCGAATAATGGCGTTTTGAAAATAGGGCTTGACAGCCCCAATAGCCCAGACATTATAGGCGCTGCATACGCTGACTTTTCGTTAGAGCTACTTTTGGATGAGGAAGATAGTTATAGCGGAAGTAAATCGTTTACAGTTATTAATAATCAGAATAATAACAATGTGCCCGATGATATATCGCTTGTTATTGGAGTGATCCCGCAGATCGTGAACAACGATGTTATCTATAAAGGCGGCATTTTGCGGGCTGATGGCTCTCCATCGAGCGGGTTTGCTTCAGGATCATCGGCCTTTTACTCATGGGCTGAATTGATCGGTCGTATAAATTCGAGCATACAACGCAGCCCGCGTAGAGCTTATGAGGGAACATTCGCAGACATCATACCACGAATGAATCTGGTTATCTCGGATGCCAACAACTCTAATTTACGACTGCTTGAAACCGGCATTAGCTTCGATGATTTCAACCAAACAATAGAAGGTCAGTATGTTGAAGTGTTGAGCCTTTCATTGGTCACTGGGCAGGAGTCGGACTATGTGATTAATGGTAGTTCAAGTACAGGGTCATCTAGTGGAGCAGGGGCATCTGGGGGCTCATCTGGTAGCATGTCGATTGCGAATTGGGATACTTTGAATAACCGCCCCGCCTGGACCGATTACTTCGAGGTAGTTAACCCAGGAACCGCGTCAGAGTACATCCGGGCAAAGACCAGCTTTGCGGCGGATGGTGAAGTGACGGCATTTGGAATTGAAGGCTATACACCTGGCACCATTTGGGACAACCTGCCGGTTGCTTCACCGTCTGCGTTGGGAGGTGTGAAGGTAGGCGATGGGCTCAGTATTGACGCAAACGGCGTGCTGTCGGCTAACGTGACAGGAGGTGTAAGCAGCTGGATCGAATTAACCGACAAACCAGATTGGTTAAGTTACACCACGTTGTCCGAATTTCAGACAGGGCATGCACACGCCTTTGCATCGTTGACCAGCAAGCCGACGACCTTGAGCGGGTACGGGATTACCGACGGTGTGCTGACGACCGACAGCCGCCTGAGCGATTCGCGCCCGGCAAGCGACGTGTACAGCTGGGCAAAAGCATCTTCGAAACCGAGTTATACCTACAGTGAGGTAGGAGCAGCAGCAGCTTCGCACACGCACACCTTTGCATCGTTGACCAGTAAGCCGACGACCTTGAGCGGGTACGGGATTACCGACGGTGTGCTGACGACCGACAGCCGCCTGAGCGATTCGCGCCCGGCAAGCGATGTGTACAGCTGGGCAAAAGCATCTTCGAAACCGAGTTATACATACTCTGAAGTAGGAGCAGCCGCAGCTTCGCACACGCACACCTTTGCATCGTTGACCAGCAAGCCGACGACCTTGAGCGGCTATGGGATTACCGACGGTGTGCTGATAACCGACAGCCGCCTGAGCGATTCGCGCCCGGCAAGCGATGTGTACAGCTGGGCAAAAGCATCTTCGAAACCGAGTTATACATACAGCGAGGTGGGAGCAGCAGCAGCTTCGCATACACATACGTTTGCGTCGTTGACCAGCAAGCCAACAACCTTGAGCGGCTATGGCATTACCGACGGTGTGCTGACAACCGACAGCCGCCTGAGTGATTCGCGCCCGGCAAGCGATGTGTACAGCTGGGCAAAAGCATCTTCGAAACCGAGTTATACATACAGCGAGGTGGGAGCAGCAGCAGCTTCGCATACACATACGTTTGCATCGTTGACCAGCAAGCCGACAACCTTGAGCGGCTATGGCATTACGAATGCCTTACCATTGTCTGGGGGCACTTTAACCGGCACTTTAACCGGCACAATCGGAGCGTTTTCCGGAGCCTTAAAAACAAACTCACTTTTCGAGCTTCGAAATGCATCCGGAACAAAGAAATGGACATTCGAGCTTTCTGGGGATGATTTAGTCTTCAAAAATGCAGCAGGAACGTCGGTCGGTAAGTTAGATCAATCTGGCAACTTTGCCGTAATTGCAGAAGTTACCGCATACGCAACACTATAATTGTTAGATTGTTTTAAAAGAACAAAAATAAAGTATTAAAATGGCTCTACCTGAAACAAACATAACAACGACAATCGTTAGAAATGCAATTGGAGCTGCATCAAGTTCAATTGGTGACTTAAGAAAATCTAGCTTAAACAATTGGTGGGGGTTCTCAAGTGTTCAGCGAGGATGGGCAGATCAATCGCCTTCGTCACATTTTAAGTTGGGCGACTATCGAGGATACGATCACACTTTCAGATGTTGGTCGTTTGAAGCCGCATTTCAAAGTGCAACAGAGTGGGGAGAGCTTCTTTCATTCACAATTGGGTTGCATAAATTCCCAGTCTGGTCTATTCAGGATGATGCAGACCATCTTTTTGATATTTTGTTTAAGCGGACAAGCAACTTCGAGCAGGGAGGATACACTGTGTTTGCGTCAAATGTAACTATGAATAACCAAACAAGCTACACGTTTACGATGAACCCAAGCTCACCACCAGATGGAGGGGATGCAATCGAAGATGGGGCTACATTCTATCTAGCAATTGTACACACATCATCCCCTGCTTTGAAATGGGACGACAATAAATGGTTTGGAACACCTGCCGGGCAGCTAGGAGGTAATAATTACGCATTAATTGAAGCAACTACACCGGTCGACCTTTGCAATTATTACGTTTATCAATATGCTCAAACTGCGTCAATGTACTTCGCAAGCCCAACGCAGCGAGGAATTATAGGTTCTTTCGATATAATGATAGATGTTCGTGCTAATTTGACTGTGTATGCACAGATTGAGTTTTGCAAGTCTTCTGGGTTCGATGTTGACGTTCAAACATTAGGACCAAGCGCGCTATTGATTAAAAATTCATCGACTGGAACTTATGAACAGAGAACTATATCGTACAACGGAACCCCATCAACATTGTTTGGAGTAGGCGATACAGTCTATTATCGTTCAAAAATAACAAGAGTCAGCGATTCAAATGTTACACACAGCACAAATTACACAAATATAAAATCATTGGTAGTTAGCAATCAACTTCCATTATAGTAGTATTTACACTTAAAATTCAATAACAATGAAAATCAATTTCAATCAAATTCTTAAGACACTGGAAGGAAAAGCCTTGCAGGAACCGGTTGACGAAACCGGTAGAATCTTTAAAGATGTGACGCTGAAAGGCGTTTGCTCGTCAGCATTGGTCAACAGCCACGAAGGAAGCGGCGAAGAAAAGGCGAAAGCCTGGGAATTGGCCTGCCGCATCATTGCCGGAGCCGATAAACCAGTTGAGCTGACGGTAGAGGAAGCCGCACTCATCAAAAAGCGTATTGAAGGCTATCCGGTTATCATTTACGGGCAGGCTGCCGGTATGTTGGATGGGAAAATGGGAAAATAGCTTATCAAATAGCTAATAAGAGTTAGCAAACGAGGGGCTAAAAAGTAGCCCCCGGCTGTCAGTAGTCATCTCACCTACATACTGACATAAAAATGCGGATCAGCGCACAACCGAGGGCTAAAAGTCTTCAGTTCTGCTGATTCGCATTTTTCGTATGTAGGTGAGATGAGCAAAGATATAAAATTTAAATCTCGGACAATGATAAAGACACCAATCTCCTACTATGGAGGAAAACAAAACTTGATTAGCACGATTTTGCCGCTAGTTCCGCGACATAAGACATACGTTGAGCCTTTTGTGGGCGGTGGAGCCATATTTTGGGCTAAGCCAAAGAGTGAAGTTGAAGTGATTAACGATACCAACCGGGAGTTGATTAATTTCTATGAGGTCGCCCAAAATGAGTTTGTGGAGCTCGAGAAGATGGTACGCATTAGCCTGCATTCGCGGTCTATACATAGCGATGCAACAGTTATTTATAATAACCAGCACATGTTTAGCCGCATTCAACGCGCCTGGGCGGTATGGGTGTTGGCCGCACAGTCGTTTAGTGCTATGTTGGACGGTACGTGGGGTTATGACAGGCAAAAGGGCACAACGTCGGTGAAGATCGCCAATAAGCGCGACGCCTTCACGATTGACTACGCTATACGCCTCCAGAACGTGCAGATTGAATGTACAGACGCGCTCCGGATCATTCGCTCGAGGGATTACGAGGATGCCTTCGTTTATTGTGATCCTCCTTATTATAATAGTGACTGCGGGCATTATGACGGCTACTCTATTGATGACTTTAAGCAGCTGCTGGAGACTTTATCGGGTATTAAGGGGAAATTCCTCATGAGTAGCTATCCGAGCGATATACTGGCCGATTTTACCCGCGAGTTTGGATGGATGACAAAGACGATTGAGCAGGCTGTAAGCGTTGCCAATGGTACTGGGAGTGGAGGAAAGCGCAAGATTGAGGTGTTGACAGCGAACTATGATCTGTCGAATCCAAACGGAAATTTGATGCTGTTTTAA